CGTAGCTGTGACCTGTTGCTTTTGTTGTGCTATCCTTGTATGAAGTACCGCAAACAGAACACTTGTGGAGTGTGTAGCCGTCAGCAGTGCAAGTAGGTGCAACAACTGTGGTTGTGTAGCTGTGGGAAAGCTTTGCAATTGTTTCTGTTACTGTTGCTCCGCACTGTGTACAAGTTTTTGTTTTTGTACCCTCTGATGTGCAGGTCGGCTGTTTTGTGATAACAGCACTGCCGTATGTGTGGCTCGTGCATCCGCAGGTGAGTTTGTATGTCTTTGCTACAGACGGATTGTATGTAGGATAAATTTTTACAGTGAGTGAACCGCCATTTTTGAATGTGATACGTCTGATATCATTAGCATAGTTTTCAAGCTTATTTACACTTACCATACTGCGATCAGAAAATTCAACTGTGTAGTCTGTATCGTCATAAAGCCAGAAATCAATGCTGTCGCCCACACTGAATTGAGTTTTGCTCAATACGCTTGAAAAGGACGTATTCGAAAGGTCTGTGCGCCAATAAACAGTGGTAGAGGTCGGAACTGTGAACTTATTCACATAACCGCAAGACTTACAGGTCTGTGTTACAGTGCCGTCAGTTTTTGATGCGTACTTTGTTTCGTAGTCATGACCTGTTTTGACGTCAACCGTCTTTATATCGTCAAGATTTGAAAGGTTCAGGGAGTTGAAGGTCACGTTATTTTTATCGTAAACATACCAAACTGCTCTGCCGTTTTTGATAACAGGCTGGCAATCTGAAAGGCTTCCATCAAAGGTGTGTATACTGCCGTTTACTGTGCCGTCAGCGTTTAGTTTTACACAGCTTACCTTTGTATCTCTGGCCCACAACAGCAAAAAGCTGTTATTATTTATCTTCACAAGCTGTGGAGCAGAAGCTGAGTCTGTACCCTCTGCATAAGAAGTTATCTTATTGAGCTTGTTTGTGGAAAGGTCCTTTGAAACAGCGGAAACATAGACGTTTCGTGTTTTTGACGTATTGATATAATCAAGGTCAACTGTACTCTGTGCCACGATATAGCTTGATGATGACACATCAAAGCCGCCTATAGCCGCACCTGTATAGTTATAGTGACCGGCGGTATATTCAGGGTATGTTACAACGTCGATATTGCCGCCCTTTTCATAATAGCTTGGGAAGAATTTGCCTGTAGTAAAATCAGAATTATACTTCACCAGAACGGCAGAACGTGGATGAGCGTCACCATGGTCGAGGGCGACTATATGGTTGCCGTCAGTTTTTATAAACTGATTGAAGGAGTGGCTAACATAGCCATAATCAACGTTCATGATGCCGGTATATGAATCAGTGATAGTCATTGACGGCATATCAACTTCAATGGTAACATTAGCCTGATGATTATTTCCGTCGCTTGACTTATACATCTCGTGGCAAGTTCTGACAAGCAGGTGGTCACCGCTATGGGTCATTCTTGCCGAGCCTGCATCAAATGGAACTGTAGTGTTAGCGCCATACAGACCGCAGGACTTTATTTTGTTCCAATTCTTGTCATACTTTGTGATACGGAAAACCTCGAGGGAGTCGTTTTGTTTCGGATTTTCCTGACCGCTAAGGACATAATAATTATTGCCGGAGGCATAGAAAGCACCAAAGATAGGCAGCTCGTTGTCGATAAGCTTAGTGCTGAGCGGTTCAAAATCAGAGCTGTAATATTCCACAAGGAGTTTGCCCTCGATAGCGCCTGACTGAACACGCATATAATTGCCGTTGTTGCACACTGTCAGGTAAGATTTCACTGTGTCAGACCATTGCACATAGTCCTGATCATTCACATTAGAGCCTGAATACGCAACACATTGCGCCACGGCAAAGGCACTGAACGATCCAGCAGACACAGCAGTAGAAACAGCCATTGCGCCAGACAGGACAATGCTCAACATTCTTTTCTTCATATTCATTGATTTCATCACCTCATACAAAAACTTTTAAACGAGAACACCTTTATATATATAATATCACAACGCAAGGCGTATGTCAATGAAAATAAGTTACAATGAGAATGATTTCAATAAATTCGTCATACACCAAAGGTCAACGCAGTAAAAAGAGCAAAGAGGATACAAAACAGAAAAAAACGCCTTGACAAGTTTTGATGGGTGTGATATAATATTACAGTGGTATTTCGAGGTGTGGCTCAGTTTGGTAGAGCGCTGCGTTCGGGACGCAGAGGCCGTGGGTTCAAGTCCCGTCACCTCGACCAGCACGAAACCGCTTGCTTACGTCAAATGGCGTAGATAGGCGGTTTTCTTTATGTTCTAAAATGTTAAAATATGCGTAGAAATGATAAAATATCATTCAAAATGATAAATATATGACACGAAATATGACACGAACTTTGCACACGTTGAAATTTTGCTTTGAAAATGCGGCAGATGATTCAGAATTCGTTGACCGCATTTGTCACGGATTCGGCACTGCGAAGAGAAATACCATTAAAGGAAAATCGGGTACAACATGGTATGGCTAGTCAGTGATAGGCTGGGGTGATAATCTCACCAACCTGCAAAAACAGCAGAAAAGGCAAAGGCAGTCGAAGAAAAAATAGCCACTATATCCGCTCTGCGCGGATTGTATAAAAAAATAAAAACAGCCGCCTCAGATCGCTCCGAGACGGCTGTCTTACTACCTACTTTATCTTCTTTGTAATCTCGTCGCTGAGCTTCTTGATGAAGTTCACGCCTGCAATGCCGTTTTCGTAATATCCCCACTTTTTCAGCAGGGTATTAACTGCCTTTGCAGTGCCTTTTCCGTATGTACCGTTCTTATCCATACCTACGTTGTGGAGCTTAACCGCCTTTGCAATAAGCAGCAGCTCCTTGAGCGCAAGCACACCGTTTGTTTTGTTGCCCTGCTTGTAGCCTGTCTTGTCAAGCACTTTTGCACTTATCTTGCTCTGGCTCTTTGGTCTCAGGAAGCCTGCAATGTGGTCGTAAGTATGCTTGACCTTAGTGCAGGCTTTTCCGCTCCAGTTTTGGTCATACGAATAAAAATAACTTGTGTTGCCTTCACCCGTGCAGATTGCTATGTGACCCCAGCCGCCATTCAACGTGCCTGACCATATCGCTACATCGCCCTTTTTAGGCACGAAACTTGGTGTGTTCTTTACCTTTGTGAAATTCGCTTTCAGCCAAGTATTCTTATCGAATAAATCCCAAAAGTGATGTGCGTCATACCAGAAATTCTTGATACCTGAGCCGAAGACCTCGTTGAAATATGCCGTTGCAAGGTCTACACACTGTTTGCCTGCTGCGCCGTCATAGTTAACCGCTACACCATTGTGCTTCTTGATAAACTCATCATATGTCATTTTCTATTCCTCACTTTCGTTTGTATCCACTTTGTTTTCAACTGTGATTTTAAGCTTGTGTACTATCTTCACCAAGAATGACGGCAGTGGTATACCTATCACCGCAAGATTTTCAAGAATGGAAATACACTCGTTGATGATAAACCATATCGTCACGATAAGACCGAAGTAAAAGCTGACGTTTACCTCAATGCCTATCTGTGAAAGCCCTGAGATAAAGAGCCAATCGAGCACGCCTGACACCGCCACCACAAATATGTAGCCGACCTTTTTGAAAAGCCCTTTAAGACCGACACGGCTTGAAAGTTCGCCCCTGTTCCATGCTTTCCACATTCCAGTGATATAATCAATGATCATCACAAGTACCAGAATGACTATAGGTATCGCCATAACACGGAAATACGCTGACAGCCCTGCGGCTATTGCTGATATGATGATTTTTGTTGTGTTTTCTTTCATTACTGTTCCTCTCTTTCGTATGTTTGTCCCGTGATTGTTGTATACTCCTCCGCCGTGATCCACTTGCCGACGGCGGTGTGCACCATAGCAACCGACCACAAACGGCTGTCATAGTATCTCTTGACCTTTGTATAGTTTTTACTCATCGCCGCTCACCTCATTCAACTCAACACCGTTCAACATAGCCAGAAAATCAACGTTTGCCTTTATCCTGTCTATCTCGGTGACTTTGGGTTTGCTGAAATTGTCTTCCGTCAGTCCCATGCTCTCAACCATAGATTTTTCTAATTCCGTCATATGCTACCTCCCACTTCTGATAGTTTCACAACATACTCTTCTTCCGACGGCACTGGTATCCGATAACTGTCATTGCTGTTTTTGAATGTCACTGAACCCCCTACCTCTACCTCGATATTTCGCAGAAAATCATCTGGTATCATGGTTGAAATGTCTGTGACGATTGGGGTTGCCAGTTCGTAATACAGGATAACACCCTGCATTGCCTGTTTAAATGCGGCGGCGTCGGTGTAGGCGGTGTCTTTGACCTGAATTTGTGTAACAATGGCTGCTGTGCCATCTAACAGGATTGTTTTATCAACATATTCACTGACAGCTCTCTTAACGGTGATATACCTATCGCACAAAATATTTTGTCGTTTTTGTGTAAAGTCACCGTTTTTCTTAAATTTTTTACTATCTATGAATGTGCTGAAATATGTGCCGAAGGTGGGGCTAGTTTCAGTCTGCCACTTCACCGTTCCCAAATCCATACTATCTACACATTTATAGTATTTTTTATTTTCGTAATCAACATAGTTTCGTGCCGTTCCTGCCGACCAGCCGTAGCCAGGCAGTGCTTTGATTGCTTCGGGGACTTTATGTGCGGTATCACCCACAGCGACCTCTTCCGTGCCAGCACTGACTATTTCACCAGCGTTGTATGGATAGTAGGTAGCAGGAAACATTTTTTCAAATTCTTCAACTGTGCTAGGTTCGTTGCCTGCGCCGAACATGGCGGTGAGGTCAAACAATTGCAGTGTAAATTTGTATGTGCCTGCGGTTGCACCTGCGAACGCACGGAAATATAGCGGCGGTGGGTTGCCTACTCCCGATGATAGTGTATATATACCATTTTCTGTAGTGGCGTAACGTTCGCTACCATTGGACACATTTACATTGTTATTTCCAAAACGTACCGTCACATAGGAACTAGGATTGTTTATATCCCTAATGCACTTTCCTGCCACTTTATGACCGATTGCCTGTGCGATAGGTGATGTATCGGCAACAATTTGTTTCAGCCATTTTTCTTCGGCAATATCTTCGTCAATCGTTACTGTGACATGGATTATGCTGTCAGGTATCATCTGATTAAACACAATCGACCTACCACCGATATTTTTCACCGACATCAGCTTACCACCCGTAGGCACAGTTTTCTGATATGCCGTATCTGTATCTGTTTCAAACTGATGTGTCACACCATTGCCCATATCGTATAACGCATTTACCCTACGTTGTAACTCTTTATCCGTCAGCTTCACCGCAGAAATCTCAGCCGTGTTTTCAGCGATTTTTCCGACAGCGGTTGTGTAGTCATCTGGCAAACTATCAGCCACGGATTGTGCTTTCTGTGCGGCAGTTTCAGCAGCTGTTCTGTCCTCTGCGACCTTAGCAGCGTTTTCTGCTACATTAGCCTTATCAGCTGTCACCTGTTCTGCCAACGTCTGCACCGCCTGTCTGTCTGCCGTAGTGCTGTCAGCATTGGTCTTGGCAGTTTTAGCGTATCCTGCCGTTATGTTCTTGTCGGCTGTGGTCTGTTGTGCTGCCGTTGATGCCTGGTCTGCAGATGTTTTGGCGTTGTTCTGTGCGGTGACCGCCTCAGCACGTGCGGTTTCTGCACCTTGCATGGCGGTGTCTGCCTGCGTTGCGGACGTTTCAGCAGATGTCTTTGCGGTTTCAGCTCGGCTTGCCGCCTGTTCTGCTTTGTCGGCTGATACTCCTGCGGTGGTAGCTGATTTCTCAGCGTTTTCTGCCGCTGTAGTAGCCGTTTCTGCGGCGGTGACGGCTGTCTGCATATCTGCGTGTGTGTGCCTGCTTATGGCGTCTATGCGGTCCAGTGCGTCCATAGCCACATCAGGTGACGGGATAGCTGTATCACCGATTGCTGCACCTATTCTCAGGCGAAAAATGCGTGATTTTTTTACTAGGATATATTCCTGCCCTGACAGTTTCTTTGCACATATCTGACACGATACTGTCTGCGCTGAACGCAGTATATCTGCCGTAGGTGTCCACTGTCCGCCTGTAATATCGACCTCATACGTCACACCATCGCCGTAGTCTATCGTCAGCACATAGCGGTCTGCGCCGTCTACTGTCAGCCCCTCGACCGACACAGGTCTAGCATTCGTTTCGCCAACATAGCCTAGTAAGGCTGTGCTTAGTGTTACGTCATAGTCTGAATTTAATGTTATCGTCATTTAATCACCCCTCTATGCTATCACGATATAGTCTACACGATATGTTCCGGCAGGCACGCTGACTGTACTAGAGCCAGCGGACGGCCCCATGCAAATAACCGCATTGTATTTACCATTGAATTTAGCTACATGAACGCAGAAATTCTGATATGGCGTCGGTGTATCGTCCTGCCGGAGAGTGACAATTATCTGTGCAGGGTCGCCGTCTATATCTAGCGGTACTGCCACAGTAGGAGTTGCTGATGATACAACCTGTGTAGCTGTTTTATGCTGGATTATCGTCTGATCTAACTCGTTTACAGCCGTCTGCACCGCCGTCAGTGCATCTACAAATGCCTGCCTTACCTGTCTGCCCTCAAATGCTGTTGATACAGTTTCTATAAATTGTGAAAGGTCTATGTTTGCCATAAAATTGCCCCCTTAGTTAGTTTGCTGAAAATTCTTTGCATAAACTGTGCCTGTGTTGCCCTCAAGGTATATCTGTCGCTTTTCATTCTCATCATATACGCTGACGGAGTGATTGTTCGTGTCAAGAAAGAAGCTTGCCTTGCCACCTGCATATGTGCGGATATCGCCTGAGTTACTGTCAATATTCACCTTTAGCTCGTCATTCCAATATAGGAAAACTCCTCCTGCCTGACAAGCAACGTGTCCGCCTATGGTACTGTTTTTTAGCACCCATTGAAGCGGTGAAAGTTCCAGCGCCCATTCTTTGTAGGATAGCTTTATAACACTATTATCCTTGTTGCTTGTTTCTATGTTGATGTTTCCACCAAGCATAGTCAACGCCTTTGCGATAATGTGTCCGTCCTCAGATACCGAAAAGGTACCTGAGCCGTTATTTATCTTCAAACCTGTCAGGGTCAGGGCAGTTATAAAACTAGCCACCAGATTTCCGTCGATAGTCCATGCGTTTGTGTACGGTCCGTCTTTTGCAGAACCGCCGTCAGCTTGACCTGCTTTTTTTGCCAACTCAGGCGTCCAAAATCCTAAACCTTTATAGTTCAGCTGAATGCAGGATTTACAGGTATTTATATCAGCCGTGTCCATAATCAGAATACGCTGAGGCTTCTCAGACGGGTCGAGTATAACGTGACCGCCCTCTGCACCTGTGATAAGCTTAGTTGCATTCTCTATCTTGCTGTCTATGACCTGTCTGTTCCTAAACTCTGAGTTATCTATAGCAGACTGCAGGCTCTGAGTTTTTGCTGTCATAAAGCCCGAAAGCGTTTCAAATTGGTCACCGAAGGTTAGCTGTGAAGCCTGCGGATTGTCAAGGTCTATGGATATACCCACAATGCGCAAATCCTCGTCTATACCCATAAGGCTATTTTTTACTCTGTACCAACAGCCGAGTTCAAACTGTTCAATGTGCCTGTCTATTCTCGAGAGGTCAAGCGCTGTTATTTGATACTGCACTTTCGCACGATTAACAGATTTAAGATACTCCTTACCCTTGCTGAGAAGATTGCTCGCAAGGGTAATATCGTCCCATATCTGCAGACCGCTTATAACGCCGTATTTTGCGATAAGTGAGCTGTCCTCTATGTAATCCTTGCCACCATTCACAGCGCCGATGGTCAACCGCTTTTCGCTGTCTGTAAGCTTTGCGCCGAGAGGGTAAAGACGTGTTATGACCGCCGTTTCATCGACTTCCCGTGATATGGTTTTAAGGTTGACCGCAAGCTCTATGGTGGTATCTGTGCCGTGTCCTATGTTCTCCAAATAGTCAAGATATACCTTGCCATCTTTATCACGAAGCTGTATCTCACCACCAAATTTTCCTATAAGCTTGTCGGCAATGACGTTCATTGTCTTGTCCCAATTTGCAGTATATGTGTAGTTGTTGCTTGCTGTCACAGTGACCTGTCCCAGCTCTATACGCTTATCTGCACCCACCTGAGAATTGTGCTTTGACAAGAACGAAGAAAGCACTGTTGATATACCTACCATTTTGTATTCAACATATGGCTGAACACTGTCATATAGCCAGCCTAAACGCCCCTCACAGGTGACTTTACGGCATATCAGACCTCTCTCGTCCATGCTGTCAGGACACTTCAAGACCCTGCCTATAAAAATGTCCTTGTCAGTACTTTCATCATAGACCTTGACTGATGTTGTCAGTGGTTTCAAAAGGTCATACCCTGCATTGTTCGGATATATGATAAAACTGAAACTATCAACAGCATTGATAGTCTTTGCTATCTTGCCACCCGATATGCGGTCTGTGCCGTCGCTGTGTATGATAGTGTTTTCAGCTCCGTTTGTTATCGTTACTATGAACATCAGAGTGCCTCCTCGTAAAGTTTGAGCGTGAGTGTGCCGAAGCCATAAGCCGCAAGAGTATTCACACCAGGCTGTAAAGTCAGCTCGTCAAGGTCGAATTCTTTCTCCGTGTTGCGGTATACACTTGCACTTATCTCTTGGTCGTTGAGTGCAAAATAGGTGAAGCCCACACTCTTTGCATCGTCCTCTGAGCGCTTATAAGAAAGGCGTGGGCGTATGGGTCTATCAGCATATGAATAGACTTTCAAGGTCGCAGGAGGTGCGTATCGTGTCTGCTTGACCGCCGTCAGCGATATATTCGTTAAATTCAGACAGTCGGTTTCAAAGTTGAAGTCGTCAAAGCCGATATCTGAGTAATCATCAGAACGTAGAAAAGGATACGTTTTGAAGTTCACTGTCAGATCAGCGGTGCGCCGTGAAGTGAACTCAAATGCAGAGGTATCAAACACCGCTGTCGCTCCCACAAAGTGATAGTCCGTCAGAAAGCTTATCCTCAGCTCACCCTTTGCTCCACTGAGCCAGCGGACAACATCACATTTTCTGCGGTAAAGTTCGTTTTCATCTTTTGCAGAAAGGCTGAATTTTATCGTGATATCACGCTGTTTGTAAGTGCGCTCGCCCGCCATTTTCGAGAAGTCATAAAAGCCGTTCATAAATGGCAGGGTGGCTTCTATCCTGTTTTCCTCCGGCTGAGATATCTGAACGCCGTCCTTTTGGATAACCAAATAGAAATCGGTGGACTTCTTGCCACCAAATTCTATATATTCATTAGACACTTGCAAGCCTCCTTTCGTTGCTTGTGACCCTCTCGCCTAGTTTTCCGTCCACTTTTGAAGTGAGCTTGTCGCCATCAAGATAAATGTTTCCTTGCTGTGCAAGCTGTGGGAAGTAGGTTTCTAGGAGGGCAATGATCTTGTTCATGGTATCATTATCGCTATTATTCACACCCTTTTCAGGAAGTGCCGAAAAGCTTGGCGGTATGATATCCGTATCCATAAGCGGTTGCAGCGACCTGTTGAACTGCATTGTGATAGTGTCCTCGTTGTCTGCTATACCCTTTGCGAATAAGTCCATCATATCAGGTGCAAAGGTGTGAAAGTTCGAAAGAGGACCCTTGTCAGGTTCGGAAAAGCCGAGAAAGTCCTTAACGCTTGAGGCTACGTCACATACAGTATCTTTAAGGCTCTGCCACTTCTCTTTTATGCCGTCTATAAACGCCTGTATCATATCTGAACCCCACTCCTTAAAATCGTTCCACTTTCGTGAAAACCAGTCTGTAAGGTCGATAAGCATATCAGACAAAGCGTCTGATACAGGTGCAAAATAGTCCGCCATACCTTGTGCGATGCCCTTAATGAGTTCGACCGCTATAAGTATGCCGTCAGCAAGGATATCAGGAAGATTTTTCAAAAGCTCCATTGTAAGCGTGCCGATTATTTCAAGCGCCGATTGGGCAAGCTTAGCCGCCGTATCACTGTCGGAAAGCGACAGTGCAAGTGCATCTATGATCTGCACTGCGCCGTCTATGATAAGATCTATATTATCAACAAGAGCCTCAGCGATAGCAGTCACTATCTGAATCGTTCCGTCAATTATTGCAGGCATACAATCTATAACAGCCTGTATAACTGTGGGTATCTGTTCAACAATAGCATTGATAAGGCCTGGTAAAATCGTCGGCAAAGCCTGTGCTATAGTGGTTATGATAGTTGCCAACGACTGCACAAGAGGACCTGTGTTCTGTATAAGTGCTGTTGCGATAGTTGTAATGGCTGTTATGGCCGCCTGCGTTATCGTGCCGATATTATCAGAAATGCCTTTCACAAGCGCCTGAAATATCTGTGTGCCTGCTTCTATAAGTTGTGGAAGCAGGTCGCTCACAAGCTGTGGAAGCTCGGCCGCTATGTCAGGAGCCAGCTCGCTTATGAGCGTTGTGACCCCTGAAAGAGCCTGCTTTATGACAGGCAGAATGTTCTTCGCAAAGATCTTTACTGTGTTTACCATTTCCCTGATAAGATTTTTCAGGTCAGCGTTTTTGTCGCCCATTCCTGCCATAAGGTTTGCCCACGCTGCTTTCACAGAACCAAGAGAGCCGGAAACTGTTGTTGCCGCTTCTTTGGAAGTTGTACCGGTGATGTCAAGGTCGGTCTGTACCTTGTGGATAGCCTCTATCATTTTGTCAAATGACACGCTGTTGACGGTCTTTTCATTGACTTTTATTGAATCTCCGAGCACACCTGAATCGTTGATGAGCCTTGCCATTTCCGACTGTGTGCCGCCATAGCCGAGCTTTAAGTTATCGAGCATGGTGTAATTTTGCTTTGCAAAGCCCTGATAAGCGTTCTGGATAGAAGATATGTCAGTACCCATTTTATTGGCATTGTCCGACATATCCACCATTGCTTCATTGGCTATCTTAGCCGCCTGAGCTGTATCACCGCCCAAGCCTTGCAGAAGTGACGCAGAAAAGCTTGTGACGTTCTGCATATAGTCATTAGCCGATATTCCTGCGGTCTTGTATGCCTCACTGGCGTACTTTACGATAGTATCGGCGTTATCCTTGAATAGCGTTTCGACACCACCTATGTTCTGCTCATAGTCCGCATATGCGCTCGCAGAGCTTTTGACTATAGCACCTATGCCTGCGCTTGCTGCCGATATAGTTGCTATACCAGCTTTTGCGGCAAGTGCAAAGCCCTTTTTGATAGTGCTTCCAAAACCTGAAACGACCTTGCCGCCAAGAGAACTTCCAAACTTGTGACCATCGGGCATACTATCCCCGAACGCTCTTCGCAGTTCTGACGCAAGCCCTTGCATAGACGGAACTATCTGCACATATGCCTTGCCTAGCTGTGTGCCGTTTTCTTCTGCCATGTTAGTCCTCCTTTCCTAAGATTTTTCTTCTTGCTTCCTCATAATCCTCACCGCTTCGGAACGCTGTTATCTCACTGTCGCTGTCATTCTTGCCTATAAGCTTTTCAGCTATTGACTGCGGCCTGTTCACACCTCTTTGTCCGTCCTTTGTCTGCGACCAGCATATCCATTGCAGGCGGTCAAATATCAGCGCAAGCAATATCTCAGAGAACGAACCGCCAACTCCGTTGAGCTTGCGCTTGACCCGTGATGAACTGTCAAGACCACAAAGAAAAGTCGCCACCTTTCGTGCAGGCAGCGACTTGTAGTCGTATATGTGATAATACTGCACCATATCGCAGTCAAGCTCATCAGGATAGCGCTCCATGACAGCGGCAAGGACTAAGAGTTTTTTGTTTTAGGTGTCTGGAAGATCTCCACGATAAGCTTTGTTATCTCTTTTGCTGATACATAGCCGCACTTTTCTCTTATCTTCGCAAAAGCCTTTTCTTTCTTGCTTCCCAGGGCGGCGTCAACTACCTTGACATATGCGAGAGGGTCGCCCTGTTGACACTTACCGACAGCTTCGATAAACTCATAGTCGTCAAGGGTCTTCTCCTCTATTTCAAATTCAAAACCGCTTTCTGTCTTTCCTGTCAGCATAGGTTATTCCCCTTTCTTCATGTACTCATAGTGCGTATTGCCGTTTTCATCAGGTGTGGCTGTGATAGTCAGCTCATAGCCGATAGGCTCATTATCCTTATAGGTGATGTCAGATATCTCCGTCACCTTGCCGAACGGAACGACCACTCTTTTCAGTACGTTATTTTTCAGTATCATATCAAATACGAACGCCTGATCTTCATGCTCGGCACTGTTTACCTTGATAGTCAGGCCAGTGTCAAGGTCGCCCGAAACATTGCTGCCATTGTAGACAGTTTTCAGCACATCTGTATTGGTACACTCTATCAGTTTGACCTTGAACGTGTCTGTTTTTTCTGTCTGCGGTGTGTCAACGATATCTCCACCCCAAGCCTTTATATTCTCAGTAGAAATGCCAGAACTGTTTGTTACTCCGTCCTCTGAGCAGTAGCCCAGGCTCTTAAACGCTGCATCAAGCGCTGTTATTGCATCTGTCGGCAGTGTAGATCCTGTGACCGCTGTGAAAACCGCTCCGCCTACCTTTGGCTTGCCTGTTGATACGTTATCTTTATTGTTTGCCATAGTATTATCACTCCTCGTAGTAGGTTACATCGAATACCGCCTGATAGCGGTATCTCTTCGTTTCTGTGTCTGTATAGTTGTAGTCTGACGTGCACGCACAGCGACATATATTGCCCTTTGACACGCTTTCAGACATAGCCTTTTTAACTTTTGCGTTAAGTTCTGCCGCCCCGTATAGGCTCGCTGAGTAGCTCTGAACGGCTATGGTGGCAGAGATGATAAAATCATTCTCTGCCGAGCCTAGCTTGTCGATAAGCACATACTCTTTTGGCGGGTTTTTAGGTTCTTCAAGATAAACTGAAACGTCAAGCTTTGCCCCCAGCCAGTCAAGAATTATCTTCTCTATCACTTGCCAAGCACCGCCTTCAAAAGCGTGTTATCTCTAAGATTAGCACGCTGAGCCTTCTTGGTTTTAGCCTTGACGATAGCGACCTTACGGCGCATTTTCGGGTATCTTGTCCATGTGATAGTATACGCTTTATGCCCCGTGCCAAGACGTTGAACGGCTCTGTCAGCATAGCCCTTGACCATGCTTTCGACAGGTTCAGAGCAGAGAAACGCCGCAACTGCGTTGTGGTCAAGCTCTATCTTAACTTTACTCATAGCGTTCCACCTTTACTTTTTTGTTCCATTGTAAAGGGATATTATCATCAATGCCCTGCGTAGGGATACCAACAGTTTTGAACTTCATTCCCCAGAACTCGACTTCTGTGTCTTCCCAAACGTGTGTATCTCCTTTTGGTATTGCAAGAGTGTAAGCTATGCGTTTACCCGATAAGTTAAGCTCGTTTACAACGTCCTCTGCGGACGGCTCGCCCACAAGCACGTTTTCGACAACTTCCTGAGATACCTCATATGTAGGTCTGTTGAAGCCGTCAATGCCTTTCTGCGTTCTTACAGAAAGCTTAACAGGTATGCCTTTGATATTTAATCTCATACATCATATACCTCCATTGCACCGTATCTCTGCCTCATAACGCCCAGCTCTTTCAACTCATTTCTGAGGAAATACAGCTGCTGTCCTGCGTTGAGATATGTCATTGATACTGAGTAGCCCATAGCCGATTGTGAAGCCTGCGAAGTCGCAGGAGAGCTGTCCGCAATGGTGTCTACAGCTCTCAGCGTGGCACGAACTATGATATCTTTTGCCACAAGTTCTACGTCAGGTTCATCAGCTATCATAATGTCAAGATCTTTGCCATATTTCTTGCAGGCAGTTGAAAGCTTTGCGCAGGCGACAGGCAGCAGAACCGCCGCCTTTTCCTGCTCCTCAGCCGTGAGCTTTCGACCAAGCCTTATAACGTCCTCAATAGTTGCGTACTCTGCTGCCATTTATGCTGCCCCCTTACTTAGCCGCTGACTGAATGACAGCGAATGCAGACTTGTCGAGAATGCCCCAAGCGATATATGCTTCGGCTCTGATGTATACCTGATTGTAACCTTTGAGGTCCTGTCCGCTGTTGTCAGGATCACCGTACGGAATGATTGCAAGTGGAATTTCCTTTGAGTAGCCCCACTTAAAGGCTCTCGCAAAGTCGCCCACAATAGCAAGGTCTTTGCTTGAATTGAACGAAACAGTGTTGTTAGTAACTGTCTGAATGCCGTTCATAGAAGTCGGTGCATTGCCCCAAGCAAGGTCAGGATAAATCTTTCTGCCGCTTGTGTCCACCATTTTTGCAAGGTCAGCTCTAAATGACGGCGCCATTGTAAGACCTGAGATATCATATTCGTTGTCCTGCACTGCAGCGATAGCCTCCTCGATAAGAGCGTCAGGTGTCTTTGGTGACGTGCCGTCCTGCTTTATCACAGTTACGCCGTTGTCGAAGTGGTTTGTACCTATAATCGTAGAAGCCGTCTTGGCTCTTGGATTAACGCCATGAAAAGCCATGATGTCAAGGGCTCTTGCCACTTTCTTTGCAAAGCCGTCAGAGAAATTTCTCAGAATGTCTATCTGAGCTTCCTCAGAAGCATAGAGAAATTCGTCTGAAATTCGTGAGCCGTATTCAAGCTTAACAGGAACGATAGTCACAGGTGCAAGCGCAACGCTTCCCCTTGTCTTTTTGCCATTTTCAGCTACAAGATCGCATTCATCGTCCATTGTGAAAATGTACTCTTTCTGTCCGTTAAATGCGATAGGTGTTCGGTCGCAAAGCGCAGCCAGTGAGGACTTGCCCTTTACCTTGTCAAAAAGTTCTTTTACAAGAACAGGGTCAAACTTATTTTCCTTTGAGAGAATATCTGCCATAAATATTACTTCCTTTCTTTACTTTATAAGACCTGCAAGCAGCGACTTATATGCCGCATTCTTGCCGTCTGCGTGATTGTGTTCTGCGTGACCAAGAGGAGCTGTCTGCTTTTTGCCGATAAACTTTGCAAATGTTTCAGCGTCCTTCTTGATATCTTCTTCTGTGTCTCCCGAAAGCTTGTTTGCAAGCTCATAAGGGATACCGTTTTCGTGGGCAATTCTCATTTTTACCGAGCTGGTCTCGTATGCCTTGTTCTTAGCCATGAGGTCTGCGATAGCTGTATCCTTTTCCGCAAGCTTGCCTGTAAGGTCGGTGATCTTGCTGTTAAGGTCGGCTGTCTTTGTCTTGAAGTCGTCAGGGGAAATGTAACCCTCAAACTGTTTCTTGACAGTGTCCGTGTTGCGGTCGAGCCTTGCCTTTATCGCATTGTCGAAGGCTTCCTGTGTTGTTATAGCTTCAAATTCTGCCATAGTGTTTCCTTTCCCCGCTTTACCCTGCGGTGTAGGTGATATATAACAAGCTGTTACCAGCTTACTTTCTGTACTTTCTTCTTATCTGATGAATTTGCACACGCCCAATGTGCAAGCACAACGGCTTCAAGCAACGATATGTCAGCACCCTCAAGAATTGAGGTATAGCCAAAACCGCCGCCTGAGTTTATGGCTCTGTGGTCGCAGTTAGCAATGACCTGTTCAAGGGACGGCTGGTCAGCGTGACAGATATTCTGTGCAAATACTCCTCGCTCAAAGCCTGCTGACGAGGTGATCACATCAGCGACTTTCGGCAGGATAGGTTTGTGCTTAATGCCTGCATTCTTCATGTCAGCCGCCAAAAGCGACTGTCCGTTTGCTCCGTCAATGACAGTTTCACGCATATGGGGATTGCGCAGATATGCGATTATCCAATCGTTTCCCTCTCGCACAGGTCGGCAGTCGATAGCCTCGACAAATATCTTGCCGTCTGCCGTCTTTGCGGCGACAGCCAAAGATACGTTATCTGTGGTCTTCGCATACTTAATGCCGAAAAACAGTTCTCTGCTGATATTGGGCTTGCCAGTGATACAAAGTGCCTGCCACTCGCCTTTGCTTATAGCCGACTTTTGGTTGTAGGTCAGCCACAAGCCTAAACGCTGAATATTATCGTCCACCTGATCGTCTTTCGGGTCGCCAAGCTCTGAGCGTAGCTTACGCTCTGTGAGGATAGTGCCTAAAGACGGGTTCGTTTGATACCACAGTTCAGGATCATGTGCGTTTGTGAGCTTCGGCACAGACCATTCAGCCCAGCCGTCGTCACCGCCTTTGCCTGAAATCGTCTTCTGTCGATACTTTGTAAAAACTGTACCGGCAGACACCATTGTTGGCGGCGTTCCGCACATCAACGTCTGAGGATTTTGGCTGTCTGTAACGATATATTTTAGGGCTGTTTCTTGGTCGGTGGTGTATTCCTGTGCCTCGTCGATGATAAGCAGGTCATATCCCTCACCAAGTCCGCCCTTGCTGGAACGTGTACGGAAGTTGATAAGTCCGTCGCCTTTAAGCCATTCGATACGTTCCAAGCCCATCTGCTTTGTGGTCTTGAAGTCCTCTTTTTCGAGAAAGCCCATTTTTGCGATAAGGTCGATCATCTTCTCCCACGCCGAGTGTGACGTTGTAGTTCGGTGGGCGGTGTAAAGCACACGCTCTCCGTTTTGCAGGCCATAGATCGCACGCATTATAAGCAGTTCCGACTTGCCGTTACGTCTTGGTATCGACCAGCCGAATTTCATATGCTTCCACAAGCCTTCCTCGTCCACAGCCATAATGTCGTACATCATAAGCTCCTGCCATTCCTGTGCGGTGCGCCCTGATTTGTTATACATTGCGATAGCCTCATTGCCTTTAGTCTGCTCATACGGCAACACTACCGATATGGTGGGGGTCTGCCTGCCGACTCTCTTATCCTCAATAGTGGATTACCTCCTTTAGGTACGAAAAAAGCACCCGTTAAGGTGCTTGGTTTGATATTTACTTTGTCGATTTGACCTTTTCAGCATTGGATAAAACTATACTCAATGACCTTTCACAGCGTATCAGTGCCGCAGCATAATCAGCATTATCCTTTATCTTCTGAATTTCCATTCTGATGTTCTTTATATCATTCTTGGCTCTACACAGCTGCCATATTGTACCTAGGTCAAGTGCCATAATATCCGTCCTTTCTGATTTTGGGTATAAAAATACCGCCTCGCCGTAGCGGAGCGGTAAAAATTATTAAATTTTTATGCCTTTTGATTTAGCCTCTTCTTCTTCAGCTAAATAATCTTCGTAGGCTTTCTTTACTTCGTCCGGTGCATTTGGGGATATGCCGCATAATCCGTCATCATCAAATTCCGCATAGTCCCACCATATTGGCATTTCTCTCATATTATCACGTTCCTTTTAAACTAATATATTTTTCTTTAGCTAGCTTAACTATTTCTTGTGAAAGCGGATTTGCCGATTCACCATTAGAAAAACAGTCAGCAAATGCCTCTGCAAAGCATTCTTGCTTTTTAGTTGCTCCATATCCCGAAACTGCGTTCATCAATTCGGACTGCTTTTTGCCTTTTCCGTACGATATCTTTTTGATGTTCTTAACGGCTTTAGATACTATACCGCCTGAAATATCTCCACGATTCCAAGCATATATTTTTTGCCACGGATAATCAAAATTACTTTTTGAAAGCAATAGCCATTCAACTGCATGACCTGTTTCATGAACGCCGATCGACGCAGGTGAACTGTTTGGCGGCCACCAACCTTTTGCTGAAGAATTTTCACACATCTTTTTAAATCCGGATACGTCTTTATAATATTTTGGATTAAACATGATCTCTTCGCCTGAGCAGCACATAACTCCATGCTTGCCAGTACCTATTTTCTTTATATTATTACTAAGCTCTGGAAAATCATCAAATACACTTTCGACACCTTTTAAAGTTTCACGAACAGTTTTAAAATCAAGCTGCTTTACGCTGTCGTCGGTTGTAATGTTGTATTTGCTGCTCAAATACTTTTCAAGTTCATCATAATTATTTGTTTCTTCTACTCTCTTCATTATATCACTTTTGCCCGGCTTGTCAACAAGTCTGACAGGCTCTCTGGCCCCAGCCTTTTTCATACGTTCAAGTTCATCGTCAGAAACGTTCCACTTGGTCTTGCTCCACACGTTTTGTGCCTTTCTGCCGTTGAGGTATGTAACAGTACAGCCGCAGTTATCATGCCTGCGGTAAACATCTTTTGGAACATCTTCGGGATAGTGATATTTACCTGCCAGTTTTGAGCACCACTCACAACAACCGCCATGATCGTTGCGAATGATGTAGCAGTCCAGTCCTGCATCAGAACGAAGCTTCACGTTTTTTTGAACATAATCGTTGTAAAAACTCTCAGTGATGTTCTGCGCCGGAGCTGTCATTCGCCGTATCATCACTTCTTCTGCAATATCTGGCACAGAAGCCGCATTGACTACCGCCTGCACACGCTCTGCAGGAAATTCAGCCTGCTGCGGCCTGATGTTAATGCCTGCTTGGCTGTCAAGAGCTTTCTGACACTCTGCCGCCGCAGAATTGATGATATCATAGTTATCTTTCAGAACACCTGAGAGTATGGTATCGGCGATATTGTAATACATCTTGCCGTCAGGTAATGCCGCTACGTTGACGTGTGCACCGATAGCCTGAGAGGCTCTAAACCCGAGCTGTTTCGATAGCAGGGCGACTTCTTCCATTTTCGCCGTGCCACCATCTATTTTTTTCAAAACCGATTGAATGTACTTGTCGGCCTTGCACGACTTTTGAAACTCGGCACGAATTTTTTCAAGCAGTTCTGCACCGATATCAGCCATTGTTTTCGCCCTCTATGCCTGTGAGCTGACGGATACCCTTTGCACCGAGATAGTCAGGAACAGCCTGATTGATTTTTAGGATAGCGTCGCCCACGCCTGAGAGTGCAGCAGAATCAGGCTCGAAGATAGGAAGCCACTGCGATTTGATATCGCTGAAAGCATAGCGCATATAGGCCGTGTTATCACGAACGCAGGCGGCAAGATACGCCACGTTTAGAAAACCACTACCGAACGTCCTCTGCGCCTTGCGTGCGGTAAGTCTGAGGTTCTCATGAGCGGCTCTGATCGCTTCACAGCTGGCAGGGTTGGACGTTGCGAAGCCCAAGTCATCAAGGGTCAGCCCTGTTTCTCCGGCGAACAACGAAGCTATAGATTTAAGCTGCTCAGAGTATGGTGACATGGACTGCTGCTGAAACTGTCCGACAGTAGGATTGCCGCCGTCATCATCCTTGGTGATAGTCAGCAGTGAGGACATCGTTGCACCCCACTTGTCCATTTTCTCCATTTTCTCAGCGTCATCAGAAAGACCAAGTATGTATTTCTGTGGAAAACTGTAAAACTCGGCTGACACTTCCGACCGTCTGAGTGTTCTCAACGCTTCCTGTACAAGCTCCATACAAGCCCTTGATATCCTGCTGTGACCGAATGGACGAACAGCGTCAGGGCGATATATGATAGGCACAAGGAGAGGGTAAAGCGCAGGATTGTCATAGATCTCAACGTCATAGCCTCTGCGGTATATCTCCGTTTGTTCAGCGGTGAAGTATGCCTCAATAGTAGGGTTACCCTTATCGTCCCTATCAAGCACCGCATAGCCCTCACGGAGCATATTTGTGATAGGGTCGATAATGCCAGTAGCATTACTGCCGTCAATGACCTGCAAGCGTGGATAACCTGTTTCATCAGCCGAAATATACACAAAACAGCAGGAGGACACCAATGCTGAGAGAATAGCAGAATCAAAGAACACGTCACGATTATTGTTGTCAAATATCTCGTTGACGTAGAAAGTGTTGTCTTCGAAACTGTCAAATACTATTCTGTCCGCAAGGGTATCAACAGCCTTTGCACACCAGCCTAGCACAGGACGCATCCAGTTATAGCTTGGTGGTATCATTTTGCCCATGTCAGTAAGGCCGTTCTTCATGTGATAGTAGTCATAGCGCACATTGACCCTCGAAGCCTTTGAGGAGAGCTTCTTTTTCAAATATGCCATGCCTTTGTATTCGCTCATCTTGTATATCCTTTCCAGTTATTTCAATCCTGCGAGAAATATAAGCAGTGCGGCGGTGAAGGTCTTTTTTGACCTCAAAAGGGGGCATACCCCCCATATTGTCAATAATTTGTTAAAAATTCTTCCAATCGTAGCATTGTGGTAAAATTCGGTTGGAAATCAGGTCAAGAGACTGGTCAAACACCTGTTTTTCCACCAGTTTGTCAGATTTCTGACGATTACAACACCAATGCGCCAACTGCAAGTTTGAAATGTCCGAAGGGTGACCGCCTTTTGCTATGGGTATGATATGATCTATACAAGCCGACAAAGGGTGAGGATATTTCAAGGAAAAATCAACAGGCTTTCCGCAGATACCGCAGACTGTTTGGGTAGCGTAGATTTTCTTCTTGTTGATACGGAACTGCTGTTGATGTGAACCGCTTCGGTCTGGTCTTGGTATTGGCATAAGGTCACCTTCTCAACGCAAAAGCGACCGCAAAATGCAGCCGCCCTTGTGAAAATATTATAAGGAGTTTTGTAAATGGTGGAGCAGATGTTGAGCTGGCTCGCTCTCGACCTGCATACACCGCCCGAAGCCCGAAAGCTTGGCGGCGGTTCAAACATTATGTTGTTGGCTTTGTCGGAAAACCAACTGACCGCATGGCGCAGACCGCAAGCTCATGCACTCACGTTCTGCATAGCCCCTTACGGGGCTTAGAAAATTGGAGGTGACTTCATGAAAGTACAAGTCTGAGGTACATCTACACTTTCCTCAGTTTAAATTATAACATAGGTAAAACGAACAGAGCGAACAAGTTTAAGCATTTTGCAAAAATCTTTTGACCGCCATTCTACAGCCGTCCGCTGTACCTCCGACCCTGTGTCCTATCTGTATCCAAGTCAAGCCTTTTACAAACCTGAGTACAAATATCTTTCTCATCTGTCTATCTCCTATCCCCTTGATAAACTCCTCCACAGCCCTCTGCTCACGCTCTAGTCGAGCCTGCTCGCACAGCAGTGAAAGTGTATCACCGCTTGGCAGAAAGCCGTCTATGCGTGTGCTGTGTGGCGTGTAGGACGGCGGAGTGCATACGCTGATACTGTCGGCAACGTACTTGCCTGAAAGTTCTGCCTTGATGTCCTCAATGGCTGAGGCGTTCCTGCGGTAGGCTTTCAGGCGTGACATGGTCATAGGGTCGTTTCTTTCCATAGGATCTCTCCTCTCTGTATCTCTTACACCTAGCTGCATATCTGTAATTTGCGCCGTCAATGCAGGAGCGTTTGTGTATGCAGGTATCACATCTCGACATCGCTTATCTCCCTAATTAAAACAACGTGGGAACTTCTAAACATACAACTTACGCAAGACCCAACATCATCAGTCATAAAATAACGTTTTTGAGGTAAGTACAAGTTAAGGTTATCCTTGAATTGTTCTTCGCCTGTCTTATGCAGGACCCCCTTTAAGATATCACCGTCAAAAAGTTTTATCTCAACTTTCTGACCTAAATATTTTTCTAACTCTGAACGTTTCATTCTTATTCCTCCCTTATTCCCAGCACAACATACCCATTCTTTATTCCCCAGCCGTTGAGGATATATGTTATCTTGTATGTATGTCCTGATATCTCATGTTTTGCGTGTTCTCTTACTGTGCCGTCTAAGCTATGGTAAGACGTTCCGTCCGTCGGTATAAATCTTATCAGATCTCCCGTCTGAAAACCTCTGTCATTCTTTCTGACCTCGAAAGTTTTCTCACCGCTCAGAACGGCGTCACAAAATTCTATGCTAAGTTTCAGATTATGTGTTTTCATTCTTTTGCCTCCTCGATATCCAACAAACTAAGCTGGTTATTTTTCATATCAAATACTCTGTCACGCCATTCAACGCCGATATAGTCAAGAACTCTTCCCCAGCCGTACTTTGTGCCGTCAGCATCTTCACAACACTTGTTCATCCAGAAATCCCACTCTTTTTCATTTCTTTCACGAAGCCTGTCAAATCGGTGAGGACGTTGTTCCATATGTATGCCGAAACCGCACATTGAACAGCCTGTACGCTGAGCTTTTGTTGTGCAAAGCTTTCCGTCAAAGTCACGTTTTATCTCGCCATAGATTGTAGGCACAGGCACATTCAGGTCAAGTGCAAGTTGTAGCAAGTCCTGCCTTGTAAATATGGCAAATGGTGCTGAACGTATCGTGCTTTTGCCAAAGTAATTGCAGCCGTTAAGCATTAGCGATTTTTCACGTCTGCCACCCTCACTTGCCATAAGTCCTAAGAACGGCACGCTCTTGTGTTGCTTTGCCCAATCATCACACGGCTTTTCTTTCATCCAGAAACAGCATTGTGATGATACCTTAAACGGCGGTATCTTGTAGTCAACACCCTCGTTTTCATTTTCGTAACCGCCAAACAGTTCAAGCCAGCGCTGAGAAAGCTGCATTCTTGTATGTTTGCGAAAACCGCCATACTCTCCCGTTTCACCCGTTATGATAGCGTGACGAACTGTCTTGTTCTTGTCCGTAGGGTGTGCAAGCATTTCTATTTTTGCGGCTGTTTCTTTTGATAGTACAGGAAAACCATATTCCCGTATGATATCTATTTTTGACTTGTATGGGCTTAACTTTATCACTCCAAGTTGCTCGTGTATCTGCTGAATAGATTTGTCTTCAAGACTAGATACCGATACACCTGGAACATAACTGAAACCACAGTAATCATGTATAAATTTCAAAAGCGTTATGCTGTCAAGTCCGCCTACCGATATGTGCGTATTCAGATTTCTTTTGTCACATTCACGAATGAACTCCCTTACTCTGACCTCAGCGTATTTGACCTTGAACTCATACGGCATTTTCTGCTTAGTTTGGAAAGCTGCTATCTTCTGTTCATTGTCTTTGGTACGCTCCTCATAGCTTTTCACTTTTACCCCTCCTCATACCGCATAAGATATCATTGAGCCGCTTACAAACCTCACAGCCGTCATGGTGTATCTCGTACTGACATTTCTGAAACACCTTAGCATATTCCCCATATGTCTGCCATAGATCAAGTGCATAAGCCCCATTGATGTATGCCCTGTATAGTTCCTGCTTTTCATCAATCGCCTGTTTCTTGTTTATCTGCCCCGCTCTGAACTCTCGGTACACAATGCAAAGCGACTTGTATAAAAGCTGCTCCACCTGCGTCAGTCCCTCTGGCAGTGGCAGAAGCTTTGCCGCCATTCTGTTCAGCTCGTCTGCCTTCTTTACGACTTCAGCTTTGACCAGCATTATCATCACCGCCAAGATAGTGCATTAGCATATCAGCCGCCTGCTTCCAGCCGTAGCATATCGCCGCCAAATAGTTCTGCCTGCCAAGCTCCGCAAACCACCACATCTGATTATCTGACGGCTTGCCATTCTCTGCTTTGAGTTCTATGAACAGCCCTTTGTTTTTGCCCCTTGCCACAGGCAGAAACAGGTCAGGAACACCTGATTTCACGCCCATAAGCTTTAGCCTTTTGCCCTCTCTTGGGTCACAATGACGTTCATTCGGTATGTGAAAGAGCAGTTTCAGTTCAGGATAAGCCTTGCGAATGCTTGCCTGCTGCGTCCACTTGATAAGGGTCATTTGCTCTCTGTCTTCATTTCTTGCCATATCATCACCCTTTCATTATCCTGTTGAGTATCTGATTTGCTTCAAACTTTGTCAGACTTTCTATGTCGATATCCGAATTGTTGAGATACTTTCTGCCACGTCTGCGGATAAGGTTTTTCTGATTATCAGTAGCAGGTGCTTTGCCCCACTTTCGGCAGATATTCAGATCCCACAAGCATTTGCTATCTGCTTCACGCTGGCAGAGAATAGTGTACGCCTCGTCAAGTGCCTGCTGCATAGGTATTTTCTGTCCCTGCCATACTGCCATGCCCAAAGCGTCGGGCGCAGATATCCTCAGCGTTTTTCCCTTACCAAGACTGCATTTCATATCGCCATCCGGCAGCTTAAACCAGTTCACGTCATGGGTATTATACTTCTGCTCCTGTGCCCATAAGTCAACGATACGAACATTCTTTATCCAGCTTTCAGGACAATCCGACATCATAGTAGCCTTTTCAGGAAGCTCAAATAGCATTCCCTCCATTTTGTCCTGACTCTTCTTTGGCAGCTCAGAAATGTCAATACCGAGCAAACTTGGAGCTGTTCTCAGGCTTGCCTTGCCTGTTACTCCTACGCAGTCGATGAGTGTGAGCCTGTCCTTGTCAGGGTGCAGCCTCAACCCTCTGCCTACCATTTGCGTATACAATGCATCTGATTGTGTAGGTCTTGCTATGATAACAGTTTCCACAAGGGGTATGTCAGTACCCTCAGTGAACACCATGCAATTCACAAGACAAGGTATCTCACGCTGAGTAAAACGGCGTATAATATCAGCTCTGTCCTTAGTCTGACCTGTGACCACCTCCGCCCCCTCGATGCGTTTCGCTATCTCGTAGCACTGTTCTACAGATACCGCAAAAATAAGTGTTGCACCTTTGGCGTGTTCTCTATACGCTTGTGCTATAGCGTCCGCAGTGCCGTCCATTGCTTCTGCCAGCTCACCCGGGGCGTAGTCGCCAAGCCGTGTATGTACCGCTGAAAGGTCATAGCCTATGTCAGCACGTTTGCAGAGGATATCACACAGATAACCATGTTCAATGCCCCAACGCAGGTCACGTTGAAATATGATATCATCAAACACATCATTCAGCCTGCATTTGTCAGCCCTGTTAGGCGTTGCCGTGAAGCCCAGCAGAAGACGTGGTGTGAAGTGATCTATGACAGTTTTATAGCTGTTTGCCGCTGCATGGTGAGCCTCATCTACTATGATGATATCAAAATCATTAGGTGAAAACCTGTCAAGCCTGTGTGTCATGGTCTGGATACTTGCAGAAACCACCTCTTCGCTGCCGTCGGTATGGTACTTTGACATTTCAACACCCTTTGTGCAGTCAAAGTATTTCAGAGGCTGATTTACAAGTTCCTCTCTGTGCGACAGAATAAGCATACGTCCATGACGTGGTATATTTGCAAAGGTCACTGTCTTACCAAGACCTGTCGCCATTTGCACAAGATGTTTTCCCTGCCCTGCCTGCGCTATTTTATCTATACACTCCTGCTGATAGTCACGGAGCTTTATTCTTGCATTCATTTGATGTTTTTTACCTCCTTATGTGGGACGTGGGGGACAGCGTGGGACAAGCGTCCCACGCGAAAACTATGCGTATTTACGCACTTTTCAGGGCGTTGTGGGACTGTGGGACAAATTCGCACATTTTCCTATATAGGAAAACACACATATATTTTAACGATGTGTGAACAAAGCCGTGATTCTATATCACCTATTTAAAACAGGTATATATAGGGGGAAAATGTCCCACAGTCCCACACTATGCAGAAAACCACGCATTTACGCTGTTTTCCTCGTGGGACTTATGTCTCACAAAATGCCGAAATCCGATAAGTCCGTCCCACGCATTTCTTCTTCGGTGTAATAGTCTGGTGTTTCATCGGGCAATCTCAGCACAACACACTCAACGTTCACGCCACCGATGCGCTTGCCACGAGTATTGTTGCGCCCTCTCACGAGTATCTTGCCGTTAGATTTTAACCAGCTAAGTAATGCCCTTGTGTCGAAGCCCTGTTTTGAAGCCGCTTCGTCGAATTTTGAACGTATGATATACGCAAAATCGCCCTGGATAAGTCCAAACACTTCACCGTTATTGTCTTCGCCTGTAGCAAAGCGTTTGCTGTTGGAAGCCACCCAATCGCACATATACTGATACCCTCGTTCACCTGCTGATACCGATTTTTTGGTCTGCAAATACGGTGAGATATCGTCAATTGTTAGTGGCTCATTCATTTTGAACACGGACGCTTCTGCAATCATATCAGCAGTCAGTATCATTGCCGCTGCCATTGCCTGCTTTTCCGTTGTATCCGACTTGCAGAGCTTGGTGAAATAATCGTTATAGACCTCTTGTGCCATTGTCAAGGCTTTTTGAGAGGACAGTTTTGCAACAAATTCTCGCCCTGCAAAGCCATAGTTTTGTTTTATCACTGCTGATACTGTCATGCCGTCTGCTATCACGATATTGTTTGCCGTGCATTCAATGTCGATAACTCTGTTTACCGCTCCTGCACCTGCTGAACCGCCCACTATGGGGCTTTCGCCTGTGGTAAGGATAGTATTTCGCCATGTTGGTGTACGTTCTATGCCACCTGTTTTCGTGCCCCTAGAACGTCCAACACCCTGAGCAAGCTGATAAACGTCAAATCGGCTTCTGCCGTGACTATCTTTGCTCAGCTGGAGTTCGTCAATGAGAAACGGCAGGCTGTTGAGAAACGCTGCTGTTCGCTCGTGGCCGACAACTGTACTGTTGAATGTCTGAATGTATTCGCCCATTTCGGGGGTTCCCCAAACAGAAGCCGCAAGCATCAATGCAACTGTCTTGCCTGTGCCTGAATCAACGCCCCACAAGTGAACGAAGAACGGCAGACCGCCTAGTGGCTGAATAAGCGCACTTGCGAAGCTCGCCGCAAGGAATATCTTTGCGGTCACGCTTTTCCTGCGGCAATCTATAGCGATTTTTTTCCATTTCTCATAACTGCCATGACTTTTTATAGCGCTAAAAATGGTGGAATAATTCTGCTCTCCGTCAAAGGTCAGCCCCTCGACGTATGGTGAAAAGCCTGCGCCGTTTATGTAGCCAAGCCTGCCCACTGATCTTTTCAATGGCAGAGAATTGCGGTTAAGGCTCTCTATCTCCTGAAAATATGAAACAAGCTCTTTGGCAGTTTCAGAAGACACATCAACACCGCATTTAACTAACTGTGAAATGTTTCGGCTGTTGTAAAGTATCTCCTTTGAAACGACTTTTTCCTGCCACTCTCCACGAGTGCGATAAGCTATGTTGAGCTTTTCCTCGCCTGTGTCAATGTTCTGTAAGCATTCAAAGGGTATGATCGGGTGGTGGCAGATAACGTGATAGTTGCCGCTTTCGTCGATAAGATACACACCGCCGTCATCAACATTGTATTTGCCTGCGTCAAGCTGCATATATGGACCTGAGAACGCAGTGGGGTTATTGATGATAACATTCGCCCCACGCTGCATTTCTCGCATTTTGACGTAGTTTTTATACAGCCCTTTGAACGTCTTTACACCCACCTCTGCCGCCTGTTGAGCCATTTGCTCAATTTTCAGATTGTGCATGAAAGGGTCGTTTTTGTAATCGTATATCGCTTCGTATGGCTTCTCTGTGTAGAGAAAATCGTCTTTTGTATACTTTACAGCAACGGCGTTTTTCACCGCTTCTGCATCGCTCATGTCGATATCAAAATGCTTTTCCTCGTTCGCATCAACGTCAATGATATCGTCAGAATGGCGTTCCCTCATCATTCAACACCTCCTCAAAGTCGGAAAGGTCACCGCCTAGCTCTTGTGGGGGGTGCTGCTTCTGCGGTAGGCTGTACAAAAACGGCTTCGCACACAAGATGTACGTCAACTTTTTCTTTACCGTCTTTGCCGGTATATGGCTTTTTCTCCACCTTGCCCACACAAAACACAACGTCAAATTTTTTCAGCGCCTTTGTGGCTCTTGCTACAGAGTGCCAGCACTGGCAGTTCACCCATACGGCTTCACCACGCTCACCTTGCGCCTTTGGCTGACATTCGCCCACTTTTACCGCAAACTTGGTGAGCGACGAGTTATTGCCGCCCACCTGTTTGTATTCTGCGTCCTTTGCAAGAAAGCCACTGATGATAACAGAACCGTCAGGTAATCTTGCCTGCATTAAAGCACCTGCTCTTTCTCTGTCTGGAGCTGGTCTATTTCTGCTGAGATATCTGTAGATATTTTCTCATATTCAAACCACTCAGACACCTTTGTGTTCTTATCCTTGAGCGAATTGAAAATGCCGATATAGTCGGTGAGATCTTCGGCTGTCATGGTGTCAAGACCTCTGTCAAGACGTTTTTCTATCATATCCTGCGTCACGCCCAGCTTTTCAAACTCCACCACCATTTTTCTTACCCTATCCGTGAGCGGTACGTTATTTTTGCCTGCAAGAGTTTTTCTGCATTCGGCGACAGCCTCTTCCACAAAGTCCGCAGGAAGTACCGCAAGTATCCTTGCTCTGAGCCTGCGCCCTGCCATATTAGCGTTATTCTCATAGATATCACGCAGGCTTGTGAGGGTCTTTATCTTGCCTTTTACTTCTTTTGCGTGCGGATTGGTGAAATTCTGCACCGACATTGTGTTCGTCTCCAAGTCCCAAGCATACGCCTGCATTTCTGACTTGCCGTTGTCCTGAGAAAGCTCCTTGATGCCGAAGTCAATATTTCCCCAGCACCTTGCAAGTTCTTCCGCAAGTCTGATAGTTGGTCCTGACACAGTTTCTCCGCCTCTCGGATAGCTGTAGAAAGCCTTGTTTGCAAGCCCTGTACGCTGGCAAGCTTTCTTCATATTGGCGAACGCCTGTATCTCGTTTCTTGGAAATCTCTTTGCGATAACAAGCTTGCCCTGTGCTTCTGCAATGGCTCTGCTTGCTTCGATAGCGACTGTGCCCTGATTGATGTTGTCAAGGGGCATAGTGCTGTTCTGCGGTACTTCCGGTGTTACTGTTACTGCGTTTGTTATTTCGTCCATTGTTTTGTCCTCCTATTCGTATTCTCTTGCCAGCCAACCAGGCAAACTTATGACGTTCAAATCGCCGTTTTTGCCGTTGTAGCTGTACCAGTTACCTGTTTCAAGACACTCCTTGAGAGTGTAAAGATAGTCGTTAAGGTCTTTTGTGCCTTTCTGTATGATAAAGTTGTCGGCTTCAAGGACGTTGCAGGCATATGGCGGTGATTTTTCAACAGCGATAAAAACAAATCTATGCTGTTTGCCTTCCACCTCTGACACACCCTTTGTGTACATAGCCGCCTGCAAGTCATAGCCGTACTTTATGCAGCTGTGCATAAAACTGTCTGTATCGGCATTCTCAGTAGTCTTGAGGTCAACTATGACTGACGTTGATTTGAGGTCTGTGCGGCAGTCAGGACGGCATTTGAGTTTAAGCCCCGTGAGCTTGTCCGTCCAGAAGTATGATTTTTCATGTTCACCGCCGTTAAGCAGAGCAGCAGCATATTTGTTTGACATCACACTTTCAGCCATTGCCTGTATCTGTGCAAAAGCGTCCTCGCTTATGGGCGTCTTACCACTCGCCTCTATCTGAGCCGCAAGTGCCTTGCCCTCTTTGGTGCGCCTATCAAGCTTCGGAGCGACTATGTACTCACTGTCGAACTTGTCCTTTTCAAGAACATAAGCGTGAAAGGCTGTACCGAAAGCAAGCGCAGGGGTTTCTACTTCGGGATTTTCAAGGGCGTACTTGAAGTGTGCAGGCGACTTTGACAGCTTGAAAAGCTGAGAACGGCTGAACGCTCCGTCACTGCGGTAATCTTCCGCAGACATTTGTTTTTTCATTCTAGTCCTCCTCGTCATAATCATAAAGATCATCTTCTTTGTAGTCCAGAGCTAGCAGAGTAGCCAGATCACTTATTTCTACGTCTTCGTTCTCAGATATGCGGTCGATAAGCATTTCCCTGAAACAATCCTTGCAGTACTCCACATTCTCACAGATGTACATACACTCTGATTCAGGGTCTATCTCGTTGCCACATTTGTCACAGTTGTATGCAGTGACGTTGCGGTCAAGTCCGCAGTGCTTGCAAGGCAGACCTAAGGCTGTACAGCCCACGCAGGTATTGTATTTGCTACGCATTTGGAACACCGCCTTTGTACTTGAAAAATGCGATATTTTTGTACATGAAATACGATTCAGTTTCGTTTTCCAACACCTCAGCACCGACCTCTTTCGCTACGGCATGAATGTCAGGTGGAAATATCTGAACACCCGATATTGTCCCGTCAGGCGTCCACACTTCGCCTGTCATCATAGGGTAAACGCCATCGGTAACAGTACCATACTTTTGTGTTTTCCTCATTTTTTTCTCCATGACCGCCATGTCAGCCATATCGTCAAGCCTTTCTTTTACTGTCATGTTTTCGACCTCTCCTCTCTAGTATTGCTGGCTCTGCCAGCTTAAAATCTCTGCAGGGGTAACGCCTGCTACTCTCCAAACAACTTTTCAGGTGCTTGCAGTCAAGGCAAGAATAGTTAGTCACTCTGCTCACCTCTCAGCCTCTCAATATTTTTCTTTAAAGCTACGATATATCCCGTCAGATACTTGTTTGGGTAGTCATCAATGGCTATTTCTGATATTGCCTCTAGCTCCTCTTGACAAATGTCAAGAAGTGTGCTATCGTTAAGGTGTATGTTATCGGTATCTTCTTTTACAGATACCTCCGAGCTTGTGCCTGTTGCCGCAGGTGCAAGCTCTTTTTTTGTGTTGTTCACTATGTATTGTGTGAAAGTTTCAATGCAACCCTCAATTTCCAAAGTTGCGAAAAATGGGCAGTTATCGCAGTCAGCATTTGTCGCACAATGTTTTGCTGCATTTATGATATCTTCGTTTGTAAATTCCTTATTCATCTTTATTCCTCCCTTATCGGCTGTACGCTCATATACTGCCTGCCGTCATAGTCCATCTTCTTCACAGGCTCAAGCCCCTTATCCCTCAGCGACCTTGCGGCATCGCCAAGCC